GGCCTGTCGCGACGGCGACAGTCGTGCCCGATCCGTCGCGTGCCGTGTTCGCTGCGGAGATCTGATTGATCTCGACCGTCGGTGCCGTTGAGTATTGAGCAGAGGTTGCCATCAGATGATTCCGTTGAAGAAGAACATGTAGTCGGGGGCCGACGTGCCACCGCCGCCGCCAGTGTTGGCGATCCAGTTGAGACCCGTAGTTTGCGCAGAGTCAGCCGACAGAATGTAGCCGTCGGTGCCGACTGGAAGCCGCGCCAACGCCGACGACGTGCGCGTGAGAATGTCGCCCTTCGTCGTGAGGGTCGTGGTGCCGCCTTCGACACCTTGAGGGCCTTGGGCACCCTGAGCGCCAGTTGCGCCTTGTGCTCCGGTCGCTCCTTGTGGACCCGTCGCGCCCTGTGCGCCGGTTGCGCCCTGCGGTCCAGTGTCACCCTTTGCACCCTGAGGACCCGTCGCGCCGATATCACCTTGAGGACCCTGCGGACCTGTCGCGCCTTGAGCACCTGTCGCACCTTGTGCCCCAGTGGCACCCTGTGCGCCTGTCGCGCCTTGCGCACCTGTTGCACCTTGAGCACCCGTTGCGCCCTGCGCACCAGTCGCGCCTTGAGGTCCAGTTGCACCTTGCGGACCTTGCGCACCGTCGGCACCCTTCGCGCCTTGTGGGCCTTGAGCGCCCGTCGCGCCCTGCGCTCCCGCGACGCCTTGCGGTCCCTGCGCTCCCGTGGCTCCGATGCCCTTGCGAGCACCCGTCGAATCCATCACATACCAGCCGTCGTCGTCGTAGCCTGCGGTGTCGCCGACCGATAGCGTGGCCTTGAAGACGGTCCTGTACACCGTCGAGCCGCTCGTGTCCTTGAAGCGCACCGTCAGCGTGACCGCCGCGGTGTCGACGTTCGAGATGGCGACACCACGCACGACGTGCTCGGTCGACGACGGAGGTGCGGACAGGATCGTCACCGCGGTCGCGCCGTTCAGGTCAGCGTGTTGGACCTTCCCCGTGTACGTCGTCGCGGTGTGCTCGGCATACGAGACGACCGCCGCGGGGTTAGTCGTGGCCACTGCGCCTGCGAGCAGGGCCTCGAGCGTCTGGGTTGTTGTTCCGAGCGTGAGCATCAGACGCCTATCGTAACCGTCTTCAGAATATCGTAGATCGCCGCGCCGCCACCGCCGGAAGCACCCTGCGGACCTTGAGGGCCTTGCGCACCCGTCGCACCTTGCGGCCCGGTGATCGAGTCGCCTTGCGGTCCGGTCGCACCCTGCGGACCCTGAGAGCCCGTCGAACCCTGTGGGCCTTGCGGACCGGTTGGGCCTTGAGCACCCGTCGAGCCTTGCGGTCCCGTCGCTCCCTGCGAACCCGTGGCACCCTGAGCACCTTGCGCTCCCGTCGCGCCTTGAGGACCCGTGGATCCCTGCGCACCCTGAGGCCCCGTATCGCCCTTCGCTCCCTGCGGACCCTGAGATCCGGTCAAACCCGTGGCACCCTGCGGTCCCTGCAGTAGGTTTGCCACAGGCGTGACGGTCAGGATTGCGCTCGGCACCGCCGGGCGTGTCGGAGTCGTGCCCGTGCCGAACGTCTCGACGGTCACGCCCGTGTCCGGCGTCGACCACTTCAGTTCGTAGTAGTCGCCGGGGTCAGCCGTGAACACGAAGTTCCACGCTTGGACGGATTCGTGGCCGCCTTTGATGGTGAACTTCGAGTTCGTGTCGGCAACGTTTGTGCCGTTCTTCGCGAGCCATAGGTCGACGTCGGCATCGCTGCCGCCGCTATGCGCGAACTGCGCCGAGAACTGCAGGTTGTAGGTCCCCGCGTTGTCGATTTCGATCTGCGAGTTGGACACCACCGCAACGCCGTTTGAGTCGGGGTCGGTATTGTTGAACGTGATCGCGTAGGCCGTGTTGGCCGAAGTCGCCGCCTGATCTTGGGTGGACCAAAATGACCCGAAGTAACCCGTGACGGCCGAGCCTGCAGTCGCCGACCATTCCGAGAGTCGACCGTCAATCGCCGTGACCTTCGGTTCGTAACGGTCGTGCGGACGACGGAGCGTGACCTTGACGTCGCCGCTTGTTATGCTCGACGCCTCGAGGGTCGTCAGCTCGACGTAGGACCCGGCATTGATGCGGGTCTCGACGGTCGGGGTCAACTGACCGATAACGTCGGGCCAACCAGTCCACGCCATGACGGACCCGATGGTGCCGCCCCATTCCCAGCCTGCATCGGCCCACGTCGGATTCGCCGCGGCCTCTTCGCCCGTCAGGTAGGCCGAGGCCCACGTTTCGTCGCCGTCGGCCCAAGCGCGGCCGGATTCGTCCCACGTCCTTTCGACCGGGTCGAGCGTCGACGAGACCAACCACCAGGCGCGATTGCCCGTCGACGTGAAGGCCGTCGAAACGTAGGTACCCGAGAGGTTCGACCCCGACAGGAACAGGCTGCCGGACGAGACCGAGGTGTTGGTCTTGCTGCCCGGGAAGCCCGTGTCCGAGATCGACTGCTTCGTCGTGTACGTCGACGTTGGTGTCGTCGGGTCGACGCGCAGGGTCGTCGAAGTCTCCGACAAAACTCCGCGAGCCGTTCGGCTGCGGACATGCAGATAGAAAGTGGACGTCGACGGGCACGCGATCGTGAACGTGTCGGACCGCGTGTAGCCCAACCTAGGCTCGCCGGCATAGATCGAGCCGGAGCCCGACGCATACCGAATCTCGTACCCGTCGACGCTTTGACCGGATGGCGGCTCGATCAGGACGTGGAGCACCTGATTCGCGACCGTCGCGTTGACGGCGCTGGGCGGGCTCGGAGGCGTCCTGTCGCCGCGTGGGTAGATGAACCCTTCGATGACCGCGGCGGGGCGTCTGCGCGTCTCCTGAGACGAAACAGGCACCACCCGCACGTTGTAGGTTTGGTCGGGTTCGACGTCGAAGGTAGCCGTGTCCTCGAAGCGGCCGACGTAGGTCCAGTTCTGACCGTCGCCACCGGCGACCCCGTAGTAGACGTCGGCCTTTTCCCAGCCCGTATCAAGGCTCCAGTCCGCGCGGACGCGAGCGAGGCCGCAGCCGCCCGCGCATGCCTCGGGGAACTCCTCGTTCAGACGCAGCCCGGTGACCTGCTCGGGCATGGCGCGAGGGTCGGGCATCGTATCGGTGAAGGTCTCGATCTCGCCCGGGTCGTCGGTGTAGATCGTCGAGTTGTATTCGTACGCCGTGATGCGCCGGCTGAAGTCCTCGTTGTGGGTGACCGAGGACACCTGAAACAGTTTCGGCCAACCCGTCGTGCCGACCGCGCCGAAGCCGTACGGGTCACCCGCGAGCGGCAGCACCGACAGAGCGGTCGTGAACGTCACCGTCGAGTGCTCGGCTTGGTCGGTTCCGGTCGGCGTGCCGCTGATGACGGTGTCGACCCCTCCCGAGACGACGCGGATATAGATGCTCGCGCCGGACAGATCCGCCGTCAGCACCTGCGTGTCGAGCTGAATCGAGGTCGTCGAGTTGACCGAGAGGATGCGACCGCCCTTGCCCTTGCTAGACGAATCGTGCTGAATCCGCACTACGTCCATTGGAAGGACGGTCATGCCCTCGACGCCGACCGAGAACTCGACGACGCGGCTGACGTTCGTGGCCGTCAAGATCCGGCGCTTTGCCAGTCGGTTGGCTTGGATCGCGCGCGTGATGCCCGTGCCCGCGATGGATTCCTTGCGGACCGTCTCGCCAGCGATCAGCGCCGCGGTCTCGACTTGCAGGGCCTGCTCGGCCTCGTAGTTGGTCGAGGCGTTGTAGTACTGCACCTCGACAGCGTTCGGGCGCGTGCGGTTGCCGTTGTACTGAATGGCGAAATCCCGCACGTTCCCCATCGAGAACACGCCCGTGACGCTTTTGGCGTTGTCCGGAATCGCCGTGACCTTCGATCCCACGAAGAGCATGCGCGCGAAGTGCGACGTCGCGAGACTCGTGATGAGATCCCAGCCGCTCGACGTCGAATCGACGAGCAGGTCGCATTGAGCGCGCACCCCGTTGCCGACCTCGGGAATCGTGTCGGCGTAGTCGGCCCAGTCCTTGAATGACTGCAGGTCGACGTTGTCGAGCGTCAGTTGGCCGTTGCGGCCCATGCCGTAGTTCTTGTCGAGCAGAATGTCCATGCAGATCCACGCGGGGTTCTGCGTCCATTGCTGCGTGAAGTTGGGGCTGCGCTCGGATACGCCATCCCAGACGTAGACGCGGCGGCCTCTGATGACCGTCGTCACGTTGGGTAGCGACGTGCCGATCGTGTCGCTGCCAGTCGCCACAAGGCCGAGGAGCGCTTTGCCGGGGTAGGTCAGCCGATCGCCCGTGATCTCGTTGACCTCGTCGAAGACCGACTGCGTAACGACGTTCGCGTTGTCAGGGTAGGTCGGATAGAGGCGCGTGACCTCGATCTCGTAGGTCTTCTCGGAGGGGAAGTCGATGCGATACAGCGCGGCGTGCTCGGTGCGCGTCTGCTTGATGACGACGAGGGTGGCGTTCGTGGTGGCCGTCTGCTGAGCAGGCGTCAGCGTGATGCCGCCTCCGGTCGTCCTCTGCGGAAGGTCGACCCATGCCGTCGCCCCTTGTTCGCGATACCGGATCTTGAACGTGGCCACCATGACCGCGCCCGTAGCCGAGTACAAACCCTGAGGGAACGTGATCAGCACTTCGGCCGACGTGACCGCACCCGACGTGGTGTAGACGTAGGGTTGATTCTGCTGAAGAGTCGCGCCTACACCGATGCTTGAAACCGTTTCATCAAACCCCGGAATGTGCTCCTGATTCGATGAGCCGAGGCGCGTGTAGATCGAGACCGGATAGTTGCTGGCGGGGTTGCCGTTTATCTGTATTGCTTCGGGAATCGCCTCGCCTTGGAGATCATCCTTATCCTCGCTGATACCCCCGATGGATTCGATGGGGCCGCGGCTGAGAAGCAGCAGCATGTACAACTGGCGACGACCGTCGGTGTCGACCCGTTGGAAGGCCGACACGATATTGCCAGCCACCTTGTGCTCGCCGTAAACGACAGGCTGCGCAATGCCAACCGTCGCTGTGTTACGAAAGCCCTCGAGGTCGAACCCCGGCCTCCCCTCTTCTTGAGCCTCGGCCTGCCCGCCGCCGATGACCTTCTGCAACAGCATGCCCGCGACCATGAGCGCGAAGCCTGTGAGAATGTCGGTGACGATGGCGGCGGTCGCGGCAGCGGTCGCGCCCGGGACGGCGTAGAAGAGCAGGATCTCGCCGCGGCTTGCGACTCGGTTGAAGTCGGTCGACGGGCCGTGCGCGTCGATGAACGCATCGGCCCAGTCCGGCTTATAGTCGCGCACGCGCATGCCGGGACGCGCTTGCCGAATCGTCCTCGAGCGCGGCGTCAGGACGTCGGGCACCTCGACGACGGTCAGGCCGTCAAGATCCATCGGCATCGGCTCGATCTCGGAGGCCGGGCCGGGACGACCGACCCACATCACGGTCCCGGTCTTCTTCAGCGACGAGTACGAATCGACGCGAACGCACGAGCCCTCGACCGAGTGAAGGATCTTGCCCTTGCCGATGTAGACCGCGACGTGCTTGATGACGCCGTCTTGGCCCGTGACGATGATGTCCAGCGGCGACGGGTTATTGGCGTCGACACGCTGCCAGCCGTTGCCTCCGAGGTAGGCCGCGGGATGCGAGGGCAGCACCTTGCCGCTGCGGCGGTAGACCTCGGCGACCAGAAGCCAGCAGCCGAGCGGTTCGTGGGGCTGACCGAGCAGGTCGTGCCACTTTTCGTATTCGAGTTCAGACACGAGCAGGCCCCTTCGGAATGCCGGGGAACCCGCCGAAGCGGGCCGGATGTGCTTTGAACTGACCGTTGGCGGCCTCGTTCAGTCCGTGAACGCGGCAGCCGTTGTCGCCGCCGATCGTGTAATCGCAGGTGCTGCCGTCGAAGTTCGGGTTCGTCGACGAGATCAGATTCGGCAGCGAGATCTGATACGCGCATTCCGTGCCGCCGTACTGGTAGTCGCACCGGCTGCGGAACTGTCGACGCTGCGGGAAGGGCGCGTCGAACAACTGATACACGCCGATGCGGAAAATAGCGACATCGAGACCCACGGTCGCCTCGATGATGCGCCACTCCCCGAACTCGATGACGTTCGATGATCCGAGGTTCTTGGCATACACGCGCACCCGACGGTCGAGCAAACCACCCGCCTCGAGGTAGTTGGCCATCTCGCGGCTGAGGTTCGACACCGTCACCGTCGGTTGTGCGAGGTTGCCGTCAACGTCGCGCGTCCACGATCCGATATTGATCGGGAAGTTCTGATAGGTGATGCCGTCGTGCGTGACGGTCGTGTCGTGACCGCAGAGCGCGGCCTTGTTGCTGCCATCGAGTTCGATGAGGAACAGGTAGATCCACCCGTTCTGCGAATGGATCAGGTTCTTTAGGGTCGTCAGTTCGCTGTTGATGGATTCGGGCATTAGCCGAGCACCTCTTCGGCCGAGGCCGATACGTTCCAAACAGCGTAGGCCACGCGCGTGACCTGCACGTCGGTCGTGAATCGGATGTTGAGGGCCTCGTTCGTTTCCGGATCCGTCCACGCGAACGATCGGAACCGAGAGGCCACTGAGGCCGTCAGCGAAACGAGCGTGTCTTTATCGGCGGTCGGGAGCGCGATCCACCCGAACGTCCACCTGCGCCGGCGACGGGTCGTCGGCGTGTACGTCGTCGCATAGCCGCCGTCGCTGTTGAACTCGACGACCTCCCACTGATCTGCGATAGGTTGGCTGTACGACGGCTGCACGGTCAGGGTGTCGCTCGTCGTGTTGTTCTCGAGCGCCGTCGAGATCTGCGTGTACCCGGCAAAGTCTGCTCCGAGTGAAGGCTCCGTGTCGACCGGAGGAAGGATCGTCGCCGGGTTGATGTCGCGGATGAGCCACTTGTCGAACCGAACGTTCTTGCTTCCGTAGTGGAAGTAGTAGACCCCGCCCGATAGGTAGCGCACATAGGTGTGGAGGTACGACTGCCACGCCGCGGGGACCGGGTCGCCGCTCTGACCCCACGCCGTGGAATCTGTGAAGTTCCTGCAGACGAGACCCTGATAGAAGTTCTTGGTGACGAAGCTCGAGATCGCCACGTTGAACAGGTAGTTGTAGAGCGGAGCACTCACCGCAGCGAAGGACGAGATCGGCACTCCGTCGACGAAGAGCGTCGAATCGACGACGTCCCCCGCGATGTTGAGGTGGACCTCGACCATCATCGTGTGAGTCGATCCGGCCGCCCAGGCCGTCGTCGAGACGGACGGGCCTAGAAGGATTGGCGTGGCCGTCGTGCCATCGACGTAGGCGTGCGCGTATCGAATCGTCGTGCCGTCGCCGAGGTTCTGATACAGCCAGCAGAAGCCCTTTCCCGACGACTCGCCGAGGTACATGACCCCGATGTGCATGTCGTCGTCGAAGGACGGAATGAAGGCCGGAATCGTCGTCGGCATCGTGATGTCGATCGACACCGTGATCCGGCGACCGCCGTCCGGCTTGCCCGGGAGGTGGTAAGCCTGCGTCCAGATCGAAGACTTCAGACGGCAGATCGAAGTCTTGGCGATGTACGGAGCGGTGCTTCCCGTGCCGATTGCACCGCCCGGCGACATCACAGGCGTTCGGCATTCAAGGCGTTCGGCGTTGATTTTCCAGTACCCGGTCACCGAGGTAAACGGGAACTCCTGATCGACGGGGTAGAACTCGGCCGAGTAGGGCGTCGTCTGTCCCGTGAAGGTGATGTACGAGAGCGTCGACGTCATGAGAGTTGCAGACGTCGGCGCACGCTGCTGTCGGTGGAGGCGAGATTCAGGACCGCCGTACGCACCTCACGCGCCACGGCCGTCGCGTCGCGAGCACCGTTGACGTTGATGGTGATGCCCGTTCGGCCGCCGCTGGTCGAAGGCGCGTAGCGCGGCAGATCGAGCGATCCGGCCTGCACTCCGGAACTGCTGATATCGCGTCCACCGCCTTGTCCGTAGATGCCCTTGAGGATGTCGCGGAACAATGTGGTCAACGCCTCGGACGCCATCATGCGGCCGACGTCGTAGAGAATGGAACCTACCATTTGCGCGAACGCTTCAGCGACTGACTTCGTGCCCCGAATGATGTCCTCGAAACTCGACAGGAATGCGCTCGACATGATGCCTGCGACCTGATTGATCTGCTCATTGATCCGCTCGATCTCGGCTTCCTCCTGCTGACGAAGGCGTTCGGCGTTCTCGGCGCGAAGCGCAGATGACTTCTCGTAGAAGGCTTGGAGATCGGCGATCTGCTTGTCGAGAGCCGCCTTCTTGTTGTCGGCTGCCTCCTTGTCGCGCGCGTCGATCTCGTCCCACATCTCGTTCCAAAAGTCCATCTCGTACTGCGCCATCTCGCGGAAGATGGATTTCAGACCTCGAATAGAATCCGCGACACTGGCGTTGAGTTCCTTTTGCTTTTCGAGTTGCGAGTTCATCCACTCGATAGAACGCCCCGCAGATTCCCAAGCATTCTGGAAGTCCTCAAGCAAAATAGTGTCTTCGATCTCCTGCGACGTTCGGTAAATCGAGCGAAGTGATCTGAGCGCATCTGCAACGCCGGGATCTCGCGCAAGTTGGGCCTCCGCTTCAATGAGTGCCTTGGCCGCATCGACTTCTTTCTTCCTGACGGCGTACCGCTGCTCGGCAAGTTTCAGCTGCTCTTCTGCCTTGCGGATCGCTTCATCCTCGGCTCGGAGCATGTCTTGGTAGTACGGCGACTTGAGCATCGCCTCGGTCATCGGCTTGCCTTGGAACGTCCGATATTTGTCTCGGAGTTCCTGCAGCCTAGCCTGGGCCGCGCCCACCTCGGTCAACTCGGGACCGTTGGTCACCTGTTGGATGCGGCGCGTGATGTCGTCGAAGAACCGGGTCAGCAAAGAACCCTTCGAGAGCAACTGACCGACGAACCTATCCCAAGCCGCCCCGAGTCGGTTGAATGCCTCGGCACCTTCACGCAGCCGGAGCATTTCCTCGACACTGAACTGGGCTTTGTACTTCTTGGCATCGGGCGCGAACTCGTTGAACTTGGCACCCGCCCAGGCGACCATCTCGCCCATCTTTTTGATGCCACCGATGACCTTGCCAAAAGCCTCAGCCGAGAAGTTGGTGAAGAACTTCTTGGCCGCTGACGTCGCATCGGACAGGAACCCGGCGAAACCCTTGCCGATCTTTGAAATGATCGGCGTCATCTCGTCTTTTACCTTGATGACGACTTGGAGGATTGAGTCATTTCCCATTGGGTTTCCCGATGCTTCGCGTGTTCGCTGCCGATGACCTGCATCGACACGAGCCACGCTTGAGTCTGCTCCATTATGCCGCCTTCAACGGGTAGGCAGCCCGCGCTTTCGAGCATGCCGTGCATGTTGAGAGCGAGGTTGACCGATGGGTTCGGGGTGCGATTCGGGCAGACCCGATGCGGCCTGCCCTTCGGATCACCTTTGCAGAGGTCGCACGTCTTGTCGCGACCGAAGCAGCGCTCGCAAGTCAAGTAGGCAAACGGAACGGGAGCGGGTCCGTCGCAGCCCCACTGACGTCGGAGCTGCTCGGAATGAATG